GGTGGATTTTGTACGTTTTACGTGCGGACCAACCAAACCACACGGACGACGACTACAGTCCCTACGAAGAAACGTCCATATGTACTATGGCCTCGAATTTCGTATCCCATAATGCACGAGGTATTATCGGTGCAATATGGGGCATCTTCCCTGTCACTCGACCCCTGTTCACGCGCTGGAATCCTAAGATTCCGTCACACACTGAAATGTAGCACTGGACTAGGTCGTCTTCAGTTACGCCGTACACGTTGTTGAGAAACGACCCAAAATAATCAGGGTCGATGACTTCAGCATTCACGGTCATGTCTTTGAGTTCCTCCGCAGTATATTTGTACGCCATTGCTTGGTTTCGCATATCCATGAATGGCGTAGCAGATAATTGCTCAGCTGTGTTAAGTAAGAGTTCCCGTATGGAAGCGATGTGCCGATGTTCATAGGCGGCAGATAGAACTTTGCCCGCCATATAATCTTCATCTGAAATCGATTGGTTGTTATTACAACGAACCGGTAATTTGCACACAACTCTCCCAAACGATGGAACGGGGAATGTTTTGCGAATGCTAGGCACGAAGCGTTTGCGTAAGAACGTTGCTTGTTCTCGGTGATCAACGGTCACTCCTTGAGTGCTCATGCCTGACTCTTCCGCCACTTTGCTGAAGCTTGCCGCCAACGGCTTCCTCGACTGCAAAGTGTATGTTACTCCATCATCCCCGTATACCAAAGTGGTGCTCATGTCTATTCCTGCTTCCTCCAATGCTGCCAGTGATGTGCACGCGTTAACGTAACCGTTGCCAGTGGTAGTTGTTCCTTCTCCACTCCTACGCTGACCCTTCACTGTTCCTTTAACACCGTACCGCGTGAAAACACGTACTCGGGTGTTGGAGGCAAACTCACGAACAAACCACTTCGGCGCGCCCAGTTTATAATAAAACATGGACTCCCATTTTCGCACGCCGGCGGGCTGTGTCCCGTCGTTGTTCTTGAAGTCGTTCTCGTAGGCCTCCCCCGGAGTATGGTGCACTATGTCTGCTATCTCGTCTGCCGTCATTCCCACGCAATAAACAATTTCATTCCCTTTGTTCTTCGGGTTTTTGCGCGATAATTCTTCAGCAATACGACGTGACAAATAATACACGACGGATCCCATTACAAGATTGTACATGTCTCCACCCTGGTAGACAACACGTGGTTGGGAT